GCTGAAGCAACCTTCGCCAAGTCTTTCGCATTCAGGAAGGTCAACTACTCCTTTAGTGCCGCAGACAACGACACCATCCTGTTCGTAATAAGTGCCGTCAAATTCAAGGCAACTCTTAAAAGCATTTCTGCCTATACCCTTGAGTTTAGGGGCATAGAAACCCTTGAGGTATCGCCCCATAAAGAATGCGGCTTCTCCTACATACTCACACTCATCTGCCTTGACCCAATCGGGAGCAAGTGTGTAGTAAGTTGAACTCAGAGACTTGAACGCTCCATTACCAACGAACAAGCATTTTGGTATATCAAGCAACCCAATAGACTTGCCTGTATACGCATTATAGGCAGTACCAGCAAATGCTTTCGACCCTATGAAGACAGCGTTTCTAATATTAATAGACACAAGGTTGGCGCATCCTGTAAAGCATCCATCTCCGATAATCTGAGTATTTGGCATTGACACAGATGTTAAAGATGCACAAGTATCAAACCGAGGCTCACAGAATGTAAAGTCTTCTTTAAGATTCGGGTATTCCTCTTCAAGCATTGCGGTCAACACAGAGGCATCGAGATTGCCATTCTCAAGTGGAGTGTCCTTATATCTATTCCACACATTAGCAATCGCACCGCGCAACAACTCAGGATTTCCAAGCCTCTCGTTAGGGACATGAGTACCTATGGAAATCTGAGCAACTGCCGTCTTAAAGCCCTGAAGACAGAGATAATCTCCAACTTCAAGCAATGGCAGATTGACATAATTCCAAAGAGTGCTTGTACTCATACCACCCTGTTTAATGCGCTTCACTCTTTGAGCGATGACATTAAACATATTGTTGGGAAGTTTTGCCAACCCAGCCAACGCATACTCACCTACGGTTTCAAGTTTGGGCATATAAGCCTCCAGCAACTCATCGCAGGTGAACAATGCGAACTCACGAAGTTCCTTCAGGTTGGGAGCGTGTATTTTAATCAAGCCACCAGCACTATAGAATGCGTCAACATCAAGAACCTCGGTGTCAGGAAGGAGTACACCAGCCTGACCTGCGTGTTGCTTCCAAGTGGTGAAGTTGGCAGTGTGTGCCGTATTGGGGACTACACGACCATCATACTTGAAGGCATTCTGCGGCTGTGTCTTATGGAATGCGATACGCCAATAGCCATCCAAATAATGCCCCCATACCTTGAACATCTCCCACAGGTATTTCTTGTTCACACCCTTCTTCGATTCGTTATCCTCCGCAAACTCCGTGGGAGATTCGGCGTAGACATTTTCAAGATGAACTTCACCATTATGCGATTCAGCACCGTCGTGCTGTTCCATACCTGTGTGAACCTCATTGCCAGCGTGTTTTTCCAGCCCGTTGTGATTCTCTTCTCCATTGAATGTGGCATTGCCATCGGCGAGCAGGCTTTCATTCTCAGGAATCTCTACCGAACCAGTCACATCACCGTCAACATCGCCAACAACATCACCAGTCAAATCTCCGTAGATTCCGCCTGAGAATGTCTGTATGCCAGTCCAAGTGTTAGCCGTCGCAAGAAAAGCACCCTTATGTGCAGCCCAATTCGCATTGACCCACTCAGAGTTCACGACCTTCTTGCTGTTGTCGTCAACAGGCGGAGTGACTGCAAGTGTGGTAATGCCATTCAACACAACCGCGGAATTGAAGGTGTTCGTAGTTCCGTCACCTCCAAAGATGTTGGATGTGTCGTTGTACACATATCGGTTCTCGCCAGCGATTCCACCCTCAAGTGTATAAAGTTCTTCGGAGATATGCAGAATAATCTCCTGCTTGCCGTCAACCGTCTTTGTGCCGACCTCAATCTTTCTGTACCTGTCCAAGTCTTCGGTCGATGCGTCAATGTCTCGGATGTACTCAATCCTCGCAACCATCTGACGCAACAGGTCAGCATAAGCCTTCGCTGAAATCAAAGTGTTCTTGGCGGATTCTGCAATGTCACGCGCAGTCTGTTCGCGTATCTCTCCATCTGCCGCGTCAAGTTCTGCGATGTCATCCGCATTGGCGTCAATCTTCGCCCTGTCGCTTACTCTCTTTTCTTCAAGCGCAATAACCCTACCAAGAAGCGAGGAGTATGTAGTGAACTCCGTAGGGTCGATAATGAAGTCAATCGGCTTGTATTCGATGGACACAGGGGAATCGGCAAGCACTTCCCCCTTCTCGTTGAAAACATAGCAGTGCGCGTCAACATAGGAATCGACATCGCACGCCCTATTGGACTTGAACCATTCTACAAGCACATTCTTATCAAGGGCGAGAGTTATCCCTTCCGTTCCAACTAATGATTCCGCAAGCCCTTCAATTCCGTCTGTATCATCAGGGTTCTTACTGCGAGGCTTTACGAAGAGAACCTTCTTAGCCTCGTCAGCCCTCGTGCCTTCAAACGAAAGCACATAGGAAGAACCGAGATAGAGGGGCGTAGCAAACCTGCATCCGCCCCTCGCAATAGATATCTTGAGACACTGATTCATTTGCAACACCCCCTATTGTTTTACTTCTTTGCTTCGTCCTTAGCCTTATCCTCGGCAGGCTTATCTTCAGCCTTCTCTCCCTCGGCAGGAGCGGCTTCAGCAGGAGCGGAATCGCCACCCTCGGCAGGAGCGTCGGCTTTCTCCTCTTCCTTCTTCTCGTCACCAGCGACGCTCGATGCGAGCGGACCTTTGACGAGGAAGGTGTCGAAGAGTTCTTTGACCTTCTCCTTGGTAGCACCACGAGGAATCGGAATCTTCGCCGCCTTGAGACGAGCGACCATAACCTTGAAGTCCGCGTCAGCCTCAGCCTTCTCTTCCTTGTCACGACAATCGAAGAGTGCTTTGACGCGCGCGGTCACATTCTCATCGTCAAGTTCGATTTCCTCTCCCTTCACAAAATCGCGGAAGGGCATTTGGCAATTCATCTTAGCCACCCAAATTCTCTTAGCCATTGTAAGTCCTCCTAAAGACTTGAAATTCCGTGTAAGTCAATAAATAGCCCCACACCACCGTCGCAGGCACGGAAACTCCACGACGGCGATGTGAGACCAAAAGGCGTTACGAGAGACCGTGGACGCCAGCGGTGAGAGCCGCGTGGTCCGCGATATCCTTGGTCGTAGCCTCACGAACTTCAGGAACAGCGGAAGTACCTGTCTGAGCCTTGTAGTTCGTCCAGTCGAACTCGGTGTCGGTATCGACGATATCCGTGATACCAGCCGTGACCGTATCAGGGAGCGTAGTGCCAGTGATGCCAAGCGTGAAGTAACGCTTGAGCCCCTTCGGCATACAAATACCGACGACGCCACCCTTCTGCACCTTCTCGGCAGGGACAACAATCGTACCGATTGCGTTGCCGTCAGACACAAGACTGGTGATGTTCGCCTGCTTCGTGTAAGCCTTGACCGTCATCGCAGTGCCACTCGCCTTGGCGGGGAACTGGATGAAAATCATGTTCCACTCGTTCTTCTTGAGGTCGAAGTCCCCATTGAAGCCGAGGTCAATAGCCTTGCCCGCGGTAGTCGGAGCGACACCGTCGTGCGTAAGAAAAGACTGATGAATCTTCATTTTGGTTTACCTTTCGTTTGGTGTTCCTCGGGGTGTCCGCATCATTGCACGGCTCACCCCTTGGAACTAAACTTTAAGCCTGAACAGCAAGAGCCTCTTCAGCCGTGTTCATGCAGTCCATGATGACCACGCGCTTGCCCCAAAGGGTAGGCTGAAGGACATCCTGAACCTGCGTGTAGGTGATGGCGTTGTTCATCGTCAGACGCTCAAAGACCGTCTGAAGACCCTCAAACACCGTAAGCGGCATGACCCACTGCCACTTCGCACCGTCCTGCTTGCCACCGCCAACGCGGGTGACGAGACGACGGAGCATCTCCTTGATGAACACTTCAGCACCAGGCTTCTCAAGAGCCGTGATGTCGAGGTTGCGAATCCAGCCGACATAACGCCAGTCGCGGATGTCGAGACCGAAGTCCCAAGAGAGGAACTGCGAGCAACCTTCATACTTGCCGCCGTTCTCGTCCATGAGAGTTTCGTGTTCCTTCCACTGACCCTTCTTGATACCAGCGGTCGTGCCACGCGGATAGAAGCCGCGGACGGTACGAGTGCCGACACCAACGAGACCGATGGAGCGGAGATTCGTCGCAGACATCGAACCAACAGCCTGCGGAGTGATGGACTTCGCGTGACCGTGAGCGTCAAGTTCACCAAGCGTGAAGTTGCCGCCAGCGTTGAAGATGTAGAAGGAAGGCTTCTTGTCGTCAAGTTCGATGGGAGCCTGACCGATAGTGTAGCCGCACTTCTCCTGATGGGCGAAGAAGCCGTTGTAGCCACGGACATTCTTGATGAGCGAGCCGTAAACCATCTCACGAGACTGCTTCTGATTCATCGCTTCAATCTGGTCGAGAGCCGCGTCAGCAAGAAACGCATTCTTGTCGGGGGCTTCATCCCATTCACGCTGGGACATCTCGATGATTGCATCCATGTGAGCCGCCGTATTACGAACGGAGGTCACACCACCCTTGGACGGCTTGACACCCTCACGATACCCAGTGAACTTCGCTTCTGGAAGCGCAACACGATAGGTCGTGATGTTAGAAGAGCCGTCATTAGCCTCAACAACGGGCAAATCCTGAAGAAGCGGATTCGTCTCGTAGACGAGGTTTACCATGTCGCTGTTGAACTTCTCACCCGATTTATCCATTCGGGCGGCAACATCCCTCAGCGTAAACGCACCTTGGTCGATTACCATAGGTTACTCCTTTTCATTTGTCGCCGCCAGAAAAAACAGCGGTCTGACGACTTCCCGCTTTTCCGTGCTCTACGCTTCATATTATATCATAAACCACGGAAGAATTACAACATTGCGTCAAAACTTTTTACCAGTCCAACGCTCGGCAAATCCCGCCGCACCACCACCTCCTGCACCAGCACCAGCACCAGCAGTTGTGTCAACCTTGTGGTGTTCAGCCCAGTTCAGAATCAGACGCATCATCGTCTTGTTGTTACTCAGAGGACCAGTGACAGCCTTCATGAAGTCAGCATCCCCGTTCAGGGTCGCATCGTTCTGAAGGGCGGACACCGCCTCGTCAATCTGAATCTGATTAAACTCCGCACGAAGAGCCTTGCCCTGTGCCTCAAAGTTCTCCTTGACTTCCTTGTCAGCGGTCTCACGAGCGGCTTTACGCTCCGCGAGTTCATTCTTGTAGGCTTCGCCCTCAAGTTTCATAAACTCAGTGACCACCTTCGGGTCGATGTGATGCTTGCGGCAGAACTCTCCGTACTGCTTCTGCACATACTCAGAGTCAACCTTGACGCCCTCAATCTCAGGCATGGAGACTTTGGCGAAGAAGTCCGCGTCGGTTATCTTCTCCCAGTCGATTGCGGCTTCACCTGCTCCTGCTCCACCGCTTCCGCCAGCACCACCTGCGCCCGAGAGTGCGCCACCCGCGCCTCCCGTACCCGCGCCATCTCCAGTGCCGCCCTTGTCGCCGTTATCTCCTCCCTGTCCCGCGCCAGCACCTCCATTGTCACCACCAGTGCCAGTGCCACCGCCAGTGCCACCACCGCCGCCGCCGCCTGCGCCACCGTCAGTGCCGCCTTCTTCAGCCATGAGGCAGTAATGCCGCCTGAACCCAAACAGTAATTCATTCATTTTTATTTCCTTTCCGTGCTTTTTGTTAGTTTAGCGCATACCTTCTCCTTGAAGACACGCGCCAAGAAATCTGCGCCAACATCGCTGTCCTCGCATAGCCTTTCGAGTTCCTGCACAATCTTGCCCCTTGCACCCTGCTGGTACGGAGTAAGTTCGCGCCCCTCGCCAAAGAACCCGACGCGAACCATCAGGTCTCCAGCCCACTCGAAAAACATATCGTTCTGCAACAGAGAGTTGGCAATCTCCCTGCGCTTTGTGCGTTCCGCCTCAATCTTCTTGGCATTATCTTTAAGCCAAGGCTTTTCGATTACATTCTTCAGACTATTCGTACTCATTACATCAATCCTCCCATTGACGCGGCGAGGTCTCCCATGCCACTCGGGTCAATCGCCTCTGA